CATTATCTTCCGCTCTTGCTGATGCATTAAGTAAGCCAGCGCGTATTTTTGCATCACGAACTTTTTCAATCTCTTGCCGTTCAAGTTCATAACGTCTTGTCAGTGCTTTTGCTTCATCCATATAGCTTTCTTCAATCTGGAACAATTGTTGTTCCTGACTGAGCCTTAAAGATTTAAGCTCATCATCACGCTGCTCATCTAAGGACTTTTTGCGTAAAGCTCGCTCCTCCTTAGACATCCCAACTTTCGCATCGATACGGGCTTTTTCAATTTCAAAAGTCTTTGCTAACTTTTGCTCTTCTGACCAATTCCAAGAATCTAAGTCTTGTTGATATTCAAGCAAATATACTTGCTTTCTGGCCGCACTGATTTGCTTAGCCTCTTCAATTAAACGTGATCTATCAGCTGATGGTAGTGATGCTTCGTTAAATCGTGCTAACTCTTTAGTTAGATCTGCTTCAATTCTTGTAAATTCAGTTCCATAGTCATATAGAACTTCTTTAGCTAATTTTGCCTGTTCTGCAATTTTACGATTTAACTCTTCTTGTGCTTTTGCTGCCGCTTTAGCTGCTTCTGCAACTTTATTCTGCTTGTCTAGCCAATCCTGAGCGCCTTTAGTGGCTGCTGTATTGGTTGTATTTGCTTGATTTTGAAGTTCAGATAATTTTGCTGTAGCCTTAGATACTGAATCATCAAATATTTTGTCTGTAGTTTTGCTTAAGTCTTCAATTACAGATAAGTTATCCCGATAAGCCATTTTAATATAGCTGTTTTCGGCACCTGACGTAGCACCTGCTGTAATAAAGCTTTTAGCAATTTGGATGCCAGGCAACTTGTCAAACCAACTACTTTGTTGTGCTGCTTGATTAGTTAGCTTAAAAGAATCTAATGCTTGATTAGTTACACCAGCAATACTATTTGCAACCAGATTCAAGGCCGCCCATACACCATAAGCAATAGCTGCAACCCCTTTCAAAGAATTAGCTAAAACTTCACCAGCATCAGCCATTCCACGAGCTTTCTTATCTCCATCACTTAAAGCATCTGAAATGTTAACTAAAGCGGGAATAACCGAACTTAAAATCTGTCTTTTGAGGCCTTCATACTGCATATCCAACATTTTAGTTTGAACTTGAAGCTCTCTAGAAGCCTTAAGTGTTTTCTCATCCATGATGATGCCAGCACGTTCAGCTGCTTCACCCCATAGACGCATACCTTCAGCATTATTTTTTAATAATGGCAGCAGCAAAGTAGAGTCGGATGCCATGCTTTCCATTAAGAACGACATTTGGTCTTGAGAAAGATTAGCCTCTTCCATTTTCTTAACAAACAAGCCCATTGACTCGGGGCCTGAAAGTTTAGAAAGCTCTTTAGCCAGTTTCATAGCGCCATCTGCGCCTTTCTCAGTTTTAACAGCCACCTGTTCCATGAAGTCAACTAGTGGCCCAGACCCAGCAGTTAGAAAGTCACCAAAGCGTTCATTCCAATCTTTCATGATGTCACTGAGCTTTTCAGCTTCAATTCCCATCATTTGTGCGCCAACAGCCATTTTCTGAAACTCAGCAACTGACGTTTGGCTCAAATAAGCAAAGCGCTCTAATTCCGCATTATGCTTTGCCATTGTGTCAGCCATTGCAATTATGGCAGTTGTTGCTCCTGCAATAGCTGTAGCAGCAATGGTGCCATATGACGCAATGAAGCCCTTCATCTTAGTAAGACTACCTTTGAGCTGACCTTCTGCTTGCTTTAATGGCTCGGTGAATTTGCCAAGTCTGACAAGTAAATCAAGAGTTAACGTTCCTAGTTTAGTTGCCATCACTTTTCTCCAGCCAATAAAAAACCCGCTTTCGCGGGTTTGGTCGTATTTTACGGTTAGGGTTCTTTGAATCCCTCAACATTAAAGGTAAATTGCTTTGTTCCTTCTTGAAAGAAACTAGGCTCAACTATAAGCTTTTTTGAAACTTTTAACTTTTCTATGAGCTTTTTAGTAGTGGCTTCACTTTGTACAAATAACACATCTGTATCATGAGTATCAGTACCTACCATGGTTACTGACTGTATATTGCCATTATCGAATTTGAAATTAACCTTGCAACCATCGAAGCTTGAACAAATGAATTGTCCTTTTGTGATATTAATAATTAAGTCTGTACCACTCTTACCGTTTCGAACCGTCAAGATAAGGTTTGATCCACCATTGTAAGGAAACTCAAAATCAGCTTGGTTAATACTTATCGTACGTGTTGATCTTGTTTCGGTTCCTCGCATCTCATCTTTAGAGACGTTATTAAACCAATTTTCAGGTTTTACAGGTTCTGAAGTGTCATTTGATGCTTGAGCACTATCTTGTGTATTATCTTGCTTAACTGTTTTATTGGGTTCCGCAATTTTCCCAATTACAGCAAAGAAAATCATAAGCACAAAAAACCAAAGGACTATCTTTAGAAAAAGACCCATTTTCTTTACTTTTGCACCACACATTGGACAAGCTGTAGCCTTGTCACTTACAGGTGCCCCACATTCTTTACATGGTTTTATAGCCATAGTTACCCCCTTATTTTTTAAGAGGATAGCACAGGGTGTAAAAAAACCGCTATCTCTAGCGGTTCCTGTTTCTACGATTCTTATTATGGCAATTGAGCTCGCAAATATGACTCCAAATCCTGCGGCTCAGGTTTGCTTTCATGAGGCATATAATTTAGAGCATCAATCTTGGTGCCTTTTTTCACTTTAGAAGAAATATAAAGTGCAAATAGATTACCTATTGCCTGCTCTATTCGGCGGCCAATAAATAAAGATCCACGCTTCTGGCGGTATGCCCACCAGATGTGGAATTCTTCGTTAGTTATTTTTTGCTTCGCTTCTGCGATGGTGCTTCCACCGATTCCGCAACTGACGAGTTCGCACCAGAATTCATTCCGCTTGAGCTCTTCTTCATCAACTTTCCCATGAAGTTGTTCACTTCATCTGAGATGGCATAAAAAGCATTACAAACCGAAACATCGCAATCTAGCACTTCATCAATTGATTTGAAGAATGGTGAACCTTTTGCATCTTCGCAAATTGACCCAAGGATGCGCGCAGCTTGTAAACGGATGCCATCAATGCTTTCAAGCTTAGAATTTTCCAAGTCTTTCGGGTCGAACTTCCACTTATAAGCCTTTAAGATCTGCTCTTGGTCTTTGAATGAAAGCTTACGAACAAATACCTGAGCTTCGTAGTCTTCCCCATTTAAAGAAAAATGCACCGTCTTTTCGACTGGTGCGCCTTGAGAAAGACTAACTTTTCTCAGATTAGCTACTGATAACTTTTTCATCTTTCACCTTAAGCCTTAGGAATTAATTTAACGCCTGTACTGCGTTGCATCGTGATTTGATAACTAACTAGTGCATCAGCTTCAAATGTCGGAGTAGAAGGAGCAAGAGTTGCTTGGAATGACCAGAAAGTACGTGTTGTAGGCAGTGATACAGTGCCTGTTGTTACAGTTGGCTCCCCTGTGCCATCACTACCACCCAAATAAACCGTTATTGGTGTGCGGTCTTCAGCAAGTTCAATAATTTTTAAATGGGTTGCATTTTCTGGATCAAGGTTAAATGTGATTGAACCATCACCCGGATCATTCAAACCTGTTAAATAACCTTTAGAATCTGTTTCTTCTAAACAGGTATTTTCTATCTTACTCGTGCTATCACTTCCAAGATCAATACCATTAATACAAACGGCTTTGGTAATGGCTGTGCCATCAAAAATAAATACGTTTGTGCCTTGTACGCGCATAACTGCCATGAGTAGCTACTCCTCAAATTTTAGGCAATAAAAAACCGCCTTTCGGCGGTGTGGATTGGGTTGTTAACTAACAAAGATTTCGCATGTGCTCTTCTTTAATTGCTTCAAATTCTTGAGCGTTGAATTTGCAGCCACACTTACAACACTTCCAGACTAGTTGGTCGTCTAAACTGTCTAAAAAGGAGTAATCGATTGAGTAATGAAGACATTTTTCATCTTCTTCATCCCATTCATAGGATGGATATCGTTCATAAATTGATGTGTGATGATTGTTTTTATTCATTCTATCACCTCATCAAATATTGGGAGGCAAGGCTGCATAAGCCTTTCAACCTCTTTGATTGCACCTATTAAAGTGTCCCGTTTCTTGCGGTAACTTCCTAAAATGTGCCCTGCTAAACTTGCATCAGCTTTCTCAAGATCGAGTTGAAGATTTAACTTGTTATGAATATTGGCATGTGCCTGATATTGGTAATTAAGGTATTCTTTCGTGTTGTAAAAGGCTTGGACTAAAGCACACTTAAACTCGACCACACGTTCTGTGTTGCGCATTAATGTCATTAAAAAAGTAGCTTGCTGTTCATTCAATAAAGCAATACGTCTTGTTTGTACACCACCCTCTGTTTCAAAGGGTCGCATTTCAAATGCCACCCTTCCAAACTTATTAAAATGATGTATATGGGTTTTAATTAACTGCATTACAGCTTTGTGATTGGCTCTTGATCCATCAGCAATATGTAATGATGTAGTTAAGGGTTTGTCATTTTCAACAATTACAATTTCTTCAGTAGTCATTACGTTTGACATAGATTTCTCCTGATGCTCAATTGAATTATTTTTCCCACCTGAGCACCAAAAATTGTGGTGAGAAAAATAAGGCATAAAAAAACCTGCCACGAAGGACAGGTTTGATTTAGGTAAATTCTTTAACGGCTTAAAAACCAATTTGCGTCAAATCCACGAGCAAAAAGCTTTGTGTCTGTTTCGTAGTTGCTTATTCGCGGATTTAAGATATAGCTTTGTGTTTCGCGCTTCATAGGCACGCTTTTGGTTAGTGTCGTACACAATCACCTGATACATGACATGATCAGTCTTAGCGGGGCAATCAAGGCTATTTTCAGCACTTCCACCTACCTCTTGCCAAACTGCATAAGGCACAGCGGTATTCAGTGGTGCAATTTCTTCATAAACACGTAAATCATTGCCGAGTAATGCTTTTACTGCGCTGTCCGAATTAAGTGTTCTGTAGATGGGTAAGAAGCTCATTTGAGTAACTCCTTGTCTAGTTCAGCACTAAAAGACTGACTGAAAGTATCTGTGACCTTTTGGACATTGTTTGCCAATGCAGGGCGCATGAATGGAGTTGCAGGCATTTCTGATGTTCCGTATTCAAGAAAGCGCCAGTATCTGGTGTCTCCACCACTAGTATTAGGTGGTGTTGGGTTTGAGTAAGACGCACCACCACGAACACCTACCCGCATTTGCACTAAATCAAGTGACTTAGTTTTTCCTGCTGATACAGAAATATTACGCCAGATCTTTTCAGACGTTTCAGGGTCATCAATGGCCTTTGCATTTTGTCTTGCAGCATCACGGACAACGTTCATGCCTTTGCGGGCTGCTCTCATAGCTGCATTGCGAATTTTCCGTTTATCTTTTAAGACACCCATCTTACGCAAGACTTCATCTAGCCCTTCGATTTTTACGTCTACGTCGGCCATGAACACCTCTACTTAGGTTTCTCTAAACCTTGTCCTAGCAAGAAAGTACAGTAAGTGTATGAGTCTTCATTATCATCTAAGGCTTGACTTTTGATTGAGAAAATTCGCCCTTTCCAAATGACTTGCATCTTCGTCGTAATGTCTTCTCGATAGCGGATTTTCATTCGTGCAACTACTTCGGATTGATCTGCTTGCGCTGCAATTAAATCTTTAGCGGATAATGGCGTTACCTTCGCCCAAAGCTTTTTGTATTCAGACCAACCGCCTTCGATTGGGAAACCGTCTTCATCACGGCCCGGCTCTGTGTATGCTTGAATAACCACTCTGTTTCGAAGTTCGGGTGCTAAATCTGCCATTTAAACCCCCATAATTCTAAATTTTTGCAGCAAATCCCAGTAAGCTTTTGGCTTGCCTTCTGTGCTTCTGCTATATCGATATTGAACGTAAATTAATCTTGCTGAATCTAGCCAATCATTATCTAAAATATCGGTTTCATCTACTCGATCAGACTCACTCACAATCACTTTACGATCTAAATCGTTTTGAATTACCTCTTCTGCATCTGCAATCCATTTCAAAATCAACGAATCTTCTTCATCTTCGTCAATGCGACAGTGTAATTTTGCCTGATCTAAAGTAATCATTCTGATTTCACCTGTTTTGTGCTTTTAACTGGCTTCTTTTCTTCTTGTGGTTCTGCAAGTATGCCCTTATCGACCAAGTGCTTCACTGTCACTGGATCCGCTTCTCGTATGTCGCCTGTTTTATAAAACTGGTCGCCAAAATGTTCACGCTTCACTTCGTACTTCATTTTTATCTCCAAAAAGAAAGGGGCTTTCGCCCCTTTTCAATTAAGGCGTTACAACAGGTGCCAAATTACCGTAAACAAATGCTTCTGGACGATAAACCGCTAAAGCTAGACGTTCTTCGGCAAGGATTGTTACCAAGTTCTTAACGAAGTCGTCTTCGTTTTCCGTAGCGACCTCTACACGAGACAACCAACGGTCGAAGATCTGAGCACCCATTGAGAATGCACCAGTCAAGAACTTACCTGCTGTGATCGCTTGAGTTTCAACAACTGGAAGGCCCCATAAAGTCGGGTTTAAAGTGCCTTGTGGATTACCAATAATGTATTGGCCAGTTGTGTCTTTCAGCGTTTCAATGCTTGCCCAGTCAATCGGGTTAAGTACATGACCACTTGCAGGATATTCAGCAAGAATCGCTTGGAGCATTGCATAACGCAAAGTATCAATGATCGTTTCTTGTGATGGTGTTACACCTGTAGGACGAACATAAGCAGTCGCTTGAGGAATAATCCCAAGTAAGTTCTGGCCAGTACCATCACCATTAAGAATTTGCTGCTCTTCTTTGAAAGCCAAACCATAACGCAAACGGCCATCAATGTATGACTGCAATTGTGAAGCATCATCAAGGATCTGACGCGAAGCTTTCATATAATGTGCGATAACTTTGGCAGTTGTACTTACAAGGTCAAACTTAAGGTCAGACTCAGGCTTTTTAGTTCCTTCAGCTACCATACCAGCGCCATTTGTGAAGCCAGTCTCACGCACGTATTCAAGTGCATTTCCATCCATACGGCCCTGCATTAGAAGGTCTCGAATTGTTAGCTTTCGGTCAGGTGGAGCAATAATACCCGGAATTCGTGTAGTTTGGACCAAGTCACCTGCTGCCCCTGCCGTATCCGTAGTTGCAGAGGTAATGGTGGCTTTAATTTCTAAGTTAGCTTTACCACGTTGACCTGCTGATCCAACGAGGGATTTAAATTGCTCAGATTCAACAAATTGACGTCCTAAAGATTTTTGCTCAGTAGGCTGGTCATTTGGTCGACGCGCCATTTTTTGCTCTAGCTCATCTAAACGAGCTTTAGTCTCATTACATTTGGTAATGGCTTCATCTGCTTTGTTTTTTGCATCTTCTGAAATTTTGTCGCCATGTTCACGCTTGCCTTTAAACTCTTCGGCAATACCCTTAACGGTGTCTACGTGTTTCTTAAACTCTTGAGCGAGTTGTTCTAGATTTTGCTCAGACATTGCTGACTCCTTGTAAAATATTTAAAGCATTAGAAATTGATTTCGCTTCTTTGATTTCTTCCTCTGACTCGCTCAGAAGAGAACGCAAGCCTTTGCTAGCGATTGCAGTAGCTTGGTTTTTTGAAAATCCTGACTCTCTCAAGAATTTTTCAAATTCTGGTAATGTTGGCAGTTCGCCATCATCTAATTTAGATTTCACGGACGTGATAAGGCTGCGCTCATTTGCAGGCTGAGTGACAATCGAGATTTCGCTAAGGTCAACTTCAACCAGTTCACGAACCCCATTAGTCTGTTGATTTGCCTTTTTTGTGGAATAACCGATGCTTAGTCCATCGATCGCGCCAGCCTTTAAAAGTGCATGAGTAGACTTGGCTCTTGGGACGTCATCTATAAGTAACTTGCCTTCAACATAAAGGCCTTTTTCGTCTTCATAGATGTTTGTGTAGACACCAATAGGTTCACTATCGTTATGGTTCCAAAGAACAGGCGGCATCTTATTTTTGGCGCGCCATTTGGCAATAGATGCTGTAAATGCACCCGGCAAAATTACGTCGTTATACCAATCAATATTTCCAAATACGGCACCATAGCCCGAAAAAAAACCGTCCTCTTGGACGGCTTTAATCTCTAAATTAAAACTTTTTCTAGTCATTGAGGATTCCCCTGATTTTCTCCAAGTGGCACCATCTGCATTTGTACCGTGAGTTTATCGGCCGCTGGATCTGTGGATGCTGGCAAATCCTCCAACTCTCGCGCTTCATTCCGCGTCATTAAGCCGTTCTGCGTCATTTTTACGTAGAAATCACCACGCTTAGCTACGTCAGAGCGCAGCAAGCCATCTACAGAGAATTTAGGACGGTATTTGTACTTGTCTTGAGGCAAAAGTAGCTTACGAGCGATTGTTTGCTCATAGCGCACTAACTGAGGGTTAAGTGCATAAGTCAAAAAGCCCTGATTTGTTTGCTCTAGGCTAGATGCCCATGAACTTGCCTTATTAGTGTGTCCAATTAACTGAGGTGGAACCCCAAACGCACGGCAGATTTCTTCGATACCAAAGTAACGAGACTCCAATAACTGAGCATCAACAGGATTAATACGGATACTGCTTGCACCTGAAACCTTCATGCCAGCTTCAAGTACCATGTACTTTCCTGCATTCTCAGGCCGACTAAACTCAGCTAAGTTGTTCCGCATTCTTTGGCGTTGTTCTTTAGTAAGTGTTTGCTCGCCCGTTTCAAGAAAGCCACCAACTTTTAAACCATTTTTGAACCAATCTTGTGCTTGGTTATTAGCATCAAACTGCATACCAATGGTTTGTGCAAAGAATTGGATAGCAGACAATCCAACAAGCCCGTCTAAAGTAAAACCTTTGAAATGAAGAATCTTGTCTTCTGAATAAATTGTGGTTTTGCCATTTTCAGTGTAATGAAACTCAATTGAGCCTGATTTGTTACGCTTTACAATCATTTCACTTGGGAAAAGTGGCTCTAGTGCTATCACTTCACCATTTGATCGCTTAGTTATTAGATTGTATGAATTGCCCCACAAGTCTAAACAAGCGCTTTGTACCTGCCAGAACTCGCTTGCACACATGTCAGCATTCGGCGAATCATGCAAAATACGATAAAGATAGTGGTCAACAGCTATACGCTTTTCACTATCATAAAGTTGAAGAGGTAGTGTTGAGATAGTTTCAGCACGCAATTTGACACATGCCCAAACCGCTGAGAGTTTTAAAGCAGTCTCAGGCGTTACAACTGCTCCACCCGACGAAATATAACTGTCAAAAGGATATGAAGTATCCCCTTTTTTTAATTGAGTTCTTCCAGTCAATCGTGACCAGAAACGAGTCCAAAAACCCGTGTCTTGTAAATCGCTCATGCTATCACGACGTCCTCTAAATAATCATCAATGTCTAAATTCTTGGCAACTGGATTAAGGCTCATTAATGCAACTGCATTAAACGTGGCAATCAGTGGGTCAATCTTCCCTATTCCAGATTCTTGCTTAGTGATTCGCATACCATTACCAACCATCACGACACGGGCATTACCTGCTGCCCAAGTCATCAATTGTTGTCCAGCGTGGTAGAGATTACCTTCTGCTAATTTGCGCTCAGTAGTGAGGATGTAAGACATAAGCTTGTATCCCTGTGGCACAGCAAACATGCTTTCCTCTGGAATGCCTGCCTCAAGTAAGCCATCTAAAAGACCGCCTAAGCCCAATGGATCTAGTCCGATCTTATTGAGCTTGCCACTGTCATAAACTTTCTTAGCAATTGCGGCGAGCTGGTCAATGTCGTCGCCTACACGATCAACGACCGTTAAGGAGCCTTCGAGCTTGAAGTCATCGTATTTAGGAATATTCTCCTTTCGACGTTCTAAAGCAATTTTGTTTGCCCAAGCATGATTCCAAAGCCACCAGATACGTGGATCTTTCTTTAATCGACCTAAAACTGCTAATCCGAGTAAGTCATCTAAACCACCACCATCTATACCAATAGTTATAAGTTCTGATTGCTCAATGATATGGTCCAAGCCAAATACGTGCTTTTGCTTATTCCAGTACTCAGCACCTGCCCATCGGTTGGCACGAAGATTCATGCCAATTTCAATGTTTAAGTGTTTGGCTAAGAAGTCACGAAGTGATTCCTCACCTGCATCTTTGACCTTTTTAAACTCTGAAATCAGATACTCAAGGTCAACGGATGCGCCCAAGTTTGGATTGGTGATGTAGAAGTTCTCAGGTTTTAGGTGCTCGCCTGCTTCAACCAAATGTTTTGGGAACTCATAGATCAGGGGTAAAAATCCTTTATCTTCTTTAATCCCATCCCGCACATCACGGGCATAGTCTAAAAGCTGCTTAAATACACCACACGGCACTTCATCCGACATCGTAGACAGATAAATCACACAACCTTCTGGTCGTGATGCTAAACCACCCTTTGCTTCACGGAACATTGATTCAGCATTAGCACGCTTACCAAATAGCCAGACCTCATCGATCAAAATGATTGAAGCTTTTTTACCTGCTGCTGCATTTGATTCTGCTGCGATAACCTTGAGTGTTGCGCCAGTGCCCAAGTGAGTAACTGTCTTTGTATGCTCAGATACATTAAATCTTTCACTTAATTCTTCATCTGCGCGTATGAAATCTCGTATTGGATTAAATGAGTTATCAGCAACCTCTTTTGTAGGAGCAAGAATAATAAGTTCGGCAGATTGTCGATCATTAAGAATTAATGCAGTAAGCATAATGCCTGCTGCAATAGTTGATTTTGTATTCTTCTTGGAAATCAGAAGGAAAAATTCACGGATTAGTCTACGCTTAGTATTTGGATCGTATGCACCAAAGATCGCTCGTACAAACTCAATAACCCATTCCAATGTGACATCGCCCATCTTTGGGCTGCCCATCACATCAACAAGAATAAGCTCTTTAAATATACGCTCCGCAACGTCTGCCACTTTTGGGAATAGTGGCTCACATGGCATTAATGACTGCTTAACAACAATACGTGTCGCCCAATCTGGGCAAGCTGTAGTCCAGACTGGTGACATTGAAGACATAATTTAACTCATTAATTGATTATCCAAAGTTGCAAACTTTCCTGATTTAGCACCATCACGCGCAGCTTCTGCTTTAGTTTCCTTCTTGCCCTTTTCGGCGACTTTGCCGTGAACGTATGGAAGGGCTGCTTGAGCTGCTCGTACACGTAGAGCCATATCTTCAACTGGGTCACTGTAAACTGACTCTAAAAACGCTAATGGATCTGCAAGATTCTTAGCGGATTCAATAGTTGTATTGATTGTTAATGGTTTAACGTCGTGTTTAACAACTTGCTCGGGTGTGGCTTTTTCAAGTCGTTCCAGATAAGCAATAACATCAGGATCTTTCGCTAATCGCGCTCCAGCCGCAGATGCAGTCTTTTCAGGGCATCCAGCCAAAATAGCCGCTTCTTTATTGTCTTTGCCTTTTTGTTTTGCGAGGGCAAATGCCTTCTTTTTTTCTGTTAAAGCCATATACCCTCCTTTAACATATTTTTGAAAACTGATTTTTTCTTATAAGTGAGATGGCGGGCGGTGTCCGCTGGCTCAGGGTTGTAAGCTTTTTACCTCCCCCGCCCTGTATTTACTTCCGATCAAAAATAATCTTAGATTGCACAAGGCTTTTCTCCACCCTGTTTTATTGATCGCCTCAGCTCTATTGGGAATACAGTCCACACCACCAATCAAATCAGAGTTACGCAGTGTTGCGCACTCAACCCACCAACCATTGAGATAGACCTCTGCATAAACACCTTTTGTAAGTCGCAAGTATTCATTTGAGCGCAAAGTGATGTGTGTCGCCGTAACTGGATCATTCACCGCTTACTCTCCTTGCTGGTCTTCGTCTTATGACATGGCACACACAAGCTCTGTAGGTTTGATTCATCATCATTGCCACCTTGTGCAATATTAATGATGTGATCTAACTCAAGCTCCATAGTGACTACGCCACAACATTGGCATGTGTACTTATCTCTCAGGTGTATCTTTGCTTTGAGCCTACGCCAAGGGCG